ACCCACGGCACCGCGTGGACGAGGATGACGCCGACCGCGAACGTGTCGTCCTGCGCGTCGAATCCCGGCAGATAGCTTTGGTGCTGCTTGCCGTTGAGGAAGTAGAACGTGAAGTTGGTGAAGTTGAATCCGCTCCCCAGCCAAAAGATGTTCAGTTTGAAACCGCTGCCGCCGCCGCCGCTGAAGCTCACCGGATTCGACGGCACCACGTCGTAGGAACCGTTGTCGATCACGCTGAAGCCGACGATTGCTCCGGAGATGACGTTCGTGGCTTTGATCTGCACCGGAGCTGTCGGCGTTCCACCGGTCGCCGTCAAAACGTCGTCGACCGCGTAGCCGGTTCCGCCCGCGAAGATGTTGTTGCCGCCCATCGTGTAAGGCGCGTTCGATCCCGGCGCTCCGCTCCACGTGATGTTGATCTTGGCTCCGGTTCCGCTGCCGCCGCTGAAGCTGACAGGATTTGGCGGAAGCGTGGTGTAAGACCCGTTGTCGGTGACGTGTTTGGCCGCGCCGTCTCCGAAGCAGATGCTTCCGCCTGCGCCCGCCGTGTCGATCACGAAGGTCACCGGCGACGTGAACACTCCGCCGACCGCCGTCAACACGTCGCCAGCCATGTAACCCGTGCCGCAGGCCGTCACTAGGTAACCTATCAAGTGCGCCGACGTGGTCGACGCCGGAGTGCCGCGCTCGACCGGCGTGCCGTCGAACGCGACGCACGTCATCGGAAAGTCGGGATTCGCCAACCCGAAAATCTCGCCTTCGCAGATCGCGTCCTTGATCTTCGCGTAAGCTGTCGATTGAAGCGTGTCAGGATCTTCGACGATGCTGGTCGATCCGCCGCTGCTTCCGCCGCCGAACGAGCCGCCGACGCCCAGCTTGTCGCTGACGAACAACCGATCCAATTCCTCGCACGTTGGATGGTGCTTCTTCACGCTATCGGTTTTCCAGTGAAGCCGGGGCCTTGATCGGAACTGCTCGTGCCAGTGATCGCTCCGCCTTGACCGGAAATCGACGTGCCGACCGGCGCGGAAACGATCTCGGAACTCACCACGGCGCTCCCGACCCAAAGCGGGCCGCCGTAAAGCACCGGCACCGGCTGTCCTTCCTCAATCGTGTTGATCGGGCCGTTGAACTGGTAGCTGGTGAGGTGCTTCGCGTCCGGGTTGGTTCCAATCGTCGCCGGAGCTGGCGCGAGTAACGCCGCGACGCCGCCGACCGCCAACCCCGCGCCGAGCAAGATCACTTGCAGCGCCCACGGCTGCGAGTAAATCGCGCCGACGACTCCGACCGCGATCAGCGCGACTCCGGCTACGACCTCCAACCATCCGAGGTCTTTGCCGCTGCCGCACACGACCGGCGTGATAGTTATGGTCTTTCCGAGATTCGGAAACTTGAGCGCGTCCGCTGAAATTTGGCGTTCGCCGACGGTGATTCCGAAGTCGACGTCTCGCATCTCGGCGATGGTGCGGAAAAAACCGCCCTTCAAGGCGTTGATCGCGTGAACCGCCTCGGCAACGCTTTTAACGTCCAGTCGCCATTCAGCGCCGTACTTTACGCCGAGCAATCCGCGCAATCTTACGGTCGTGAGCACGCGCCTGTGTTACCACAGCGGGTCACGCTTTGCAAACCTCGCTTCGACGCCGAATCATCTCGCGGTGCCTCACGATCTTGCGCGTCGAGCGCGCCCAGTAGCCAGCGTTCGCCGTGTAGACGGTCGTCCCGCTCAACCGTTCTGGGATGTGGTGCATCATGTGGCTGTCGCCGACGTAGACCGCCGCGTGCGACACGACCTTGTGCCTCGGAAGTTGCATGAGCAATCCGTCGTGAGGTTGCAGGTCGCCCACCTCGACGAATCCGGCCTTCTCGAAGTTGTCCAAAAAAAGCTCCTCTCCGCGCTGCCACCAGAGGTCGTCGCGATAGAAGTCCGGAAGCTCGATTTGTAACCGTTCGTGGTAGTAATCGCGAACGAGCGTGTAGCAGTCCAGAACGCCGTGGCAGAACGGTCGTCCTTCGAGCCGCGCGCGCCATCCGCACGGCGCGTAGAAGCCCCAGACGTCCGTTGGCCATCCGAGGATGATGAAAGGCAACTGCGTCGACTCGCTCGCCGTCATGTCCGGCAACGTCGGCCTCGCCGTCTGGTAGACGTGGCTGTGGTAACACGCCAGAATTTTCCCTTGCCGCTTCGCCGCGTCGAAGTCGCGCGGATGGATGCGGAAGTTCTTTTGCGGAAAAGACGAGGAGTTCTTGCATCGCACCGGCACTTGATCGCCGTCGACCTCAAGGATCAGGCCGCACGCCTCGTTCGGCATGGCCTCGGTCGCGTGTTGACGGATGAACTCCTTTAACTCCGGCTGCAACGGCCTGTCGCCGCAAGCCTCTGCCTCGCCACACGCGTTCCCCGCGCCCGGCTCGGTGGTGACGGCGCGCGGCTGCCCCGACGATTCTAAGGGCATCGTAGGCAGTTCGGTGAAATGCGGTGGCGTCATGCCGGTCAGATTACCACCTTCGCGGCACCGGGGAAAGCGCCCGTAGGTAGAATTCCGGCTCCGCCGCTCACGATCGTACCGGACGACCAGATGACGTTGACCTCGATCTGCGTGCCGCCCCCTCCTTGGAAGTGGACTGGATTCGGCGGGATCGCGCTGTAAAGGCCGGAGTTGTTGATCGCTATCCCGTTGACCACGTCGAACCCTCCAACGTTGATGAGATGCGTGACGCGTATGCTGGCCACTTGTTCGAACGTGCCGCCTATCGCGTCCGCCGTGTTGCCGACCACGTAACCGGTTCCGCTCCACCCTGACAAGGTCGCAATCGCGATGCCGGTCATTGATCGCAGCACGCCGGTCGTCGTGGTGCCGCCGCCGAACCGCAACCGGCACGATTGTATCTTCTTCGCGCACTCGTCTTTCACCCACGCGCCGGGATTGGTCAACGGCGACGTGTTGGAGTTGATCAGCGAGACGTAGTATTGCCGGATGCCGTTGAACACGACGTAGACGTAGTCGCCCATCGAATAGGTCACGGTCGCGTTGTAAAGGCCGAGGGAAGCAGTCGGCGAAAGTAAGGTGTCCTGATCGTCGGCTACCGGTGCGCCAGCGTAGGTGCAGTCCGCGCCGCGATAGATCCACTGACAGAAGTTCGCGATGATCTGCCGACGCGGCAGGAGCACGCCTTCCGCGTCGAAGTTGCTGGCCAATTCGAACCCGACCACGGTGTTGTTCTCCAACTTGCGCCGGTCGACCGTGAACACGTCTGGCGGAAACTCCGCCGTGGGATCGGCTTCCGCCGCGCCGTCGAGGAACTGCGCGAACGTGCGCTTGCGAGTGATCGTGCAACCTACGAAGTCGCCGTACAGCCTCAACAGGCCGCTCACGAGTCCGCCGACGTTGCTGACCGTGACGACCGGCTTAGGCAACGTGCCTTTCGTGTTCACGTCCCAGCCCTCGTCGGCTATCGGAAACGGGTTGTAGGTTTCGCCTTGGAAGATGATCGTGTTCGGAACGAGGTTCGTGTAGGGATGGAACCGCAGGATCGGGCCTGCCTCGGCGGTCAGGTCGAGGACGAACAGTTTGACCAACGTTCCCGGCTCCAACGACCTCGCGGCTATGTCGAGCGCGCTCATAGAAGCGGCGGTTGCTCCTCGAACAAGGCGGTGATGCCGTTCACGACGCCGCCTCGGTTGTAAGTCCAATCCCATTGCTCGCAAGCGTAGAAGCGCGTGCCGCGCACGTCGAACGGCGTCGGTTCGACCCAAAGGAACTTCGCCGCGCCGCCCAACGCGGACAAAAAATCGTTTATAGCTTCCAGTTCCGTCGACGGTCGATTCGTGAAGACCAAGTCCCACGTCATAAGGTCGGACAACCGCGAATCCGGATCGGCCACGGAGGCATCATTGTAGCCCAAGTCCGTTTCGCGCAGCTCGAATTGTCCGTTGAACTTCGCCTGCCGGATTCGCGGCGACCGCGTGCCTTTGCTCGACCAACTGGGGATGGACGTGAACGTCATCATCTTAGAAGAACTTTTCGATGCACACCGCGTGAACGCGCAGCCTCGAATTGAGAAACGGCCAATACAGGAACAAAGCATCCGGCACCGCGCCCGCGATGTCGGTCGGGGCGAATATGGCTCCGAATGTCGCCGCCCGAAACGCCGCACGCATCGAAGCGAGCGAGCACACGCTGTCGTAAAGGTAGTCGGCGGATTGATCGACCCCGCTTTTCCAGTGTGACATCGTGATGACTGTGCTCGCGCCGCTCGGACGCGTGAACCGCATGAGGACGAGCGTCGCGTTGCCGCCAGCCGCTCCCGCGTTCTGCGGCATGTGGATATAATAAGGCCCAGCCCCGTTGAGGCTCGATGTGCCGTTCATCATCCGAAACGTGTTTAGGTTGCCAACGTCAACGCCGCGCCAATAGTTTGCGTTCGACGTGCCGCTGTCCAAATCGCTGCTTAGCACTTTCGAGTCGCTCGGATTATCGGGAACGCTAAGCGAACAGAATCCCATGAAGGTCGTCCCTGCCGTGTTCGGCATGATGTCGTTGTTCTGTTTCAAGCCCATCCAAGGCCGATCTGCCGGGTTGCCGAGCGTCGCCAACGTCTCTGCCAGTCCAGTGATGCTACTTTCGTCGTTCGAACAGATGCTGAGATAAAATCCGACGCGAAGATCGAGCCAGCTCGGACACGTGAAAGGATAAACGATAGCTTCGCGGTTTCCTAAAACGACTGCCTTGTCCGTACCTGCCACGAGTTGAATGTCTGCCATAAGTTGCCTTTGTTTATACTACGATTCGACCGACGATCAATGAGGTGTCACCGACCCCGGCGGTCGCTGGCGGCGCTGTTATCGCGCCGACCGTCAACGCGTCAAAGTCTTGTCCGACCCAGTTGTCGAAGATGAGGAAGCGCGGAAAGTTGCTGAAGGTAGGTATGCCGAGCGCCGTGTCTCCAACGTTGGTTTCGGTTCCGACGTCGGTCGTCACGCCGAGCGGCATCCAATCGAAGTCGTTACCGGCCCAGTTGTCCGTGGTGACCGCAGTGAATTCAAA